CGCCACGGGCACGGGCGACCCGAACCCGCCCTCGTACTCCTCGACCTCGGGCGACTGCCTCATCGCCGTCGGCGGCGGCATGGACCAGAACGACGGCATCGCCGCCTCGGCCAACTTCACCATCGACACGAACGCCTCGTGGTCGACGACCTCGGGCACCGATGGCTGGTCGGCGCTGGAGTACGACCTCGACGGCGGCACCGGCTCCTCGGTCGACCCGGCGGTCATGGCGACCACGACCGACTCGGCGTGGTACTGCACCGTCATCGGCATCAAGGCGACGTGGCCACAGACCGCCACCCCCACCGGTATCGCCTCGGCGCAGGCGATGGGCACCCCGAGCGTCCTCGCCGACCAGAAGGCGACTCCGACGGGCATCGCCTCAGCGGAGAGCATCGGCAGCTTCGGGTCGCCGACCCTGACGTGGAGCGAAACGCGACCGGCCGGGGACTACAGCCTCGACTGGCACCTCTACGCCGCCTCACGCGACGGCAAGTACCTCTACGCCGGTATCTACGGCGGGCGGCTCTACCGCTCCGATGACTACGGTGCAAGCTGGGCCGAGATTCAACCGGCGGGCGCGGCCGACAAGAACTGGAACTGCTGCGGCCTCAGCGGCGACGGCCAGTACGTCCTCGTCGCCATGTCCACGGGCCGCATGTACCACTCGGTCAACTACGGCGTGGGCTGGCACGAGGAAACGCCCGTCGGGGCCGCCGACCGTTGGTGGAGGTGCGTGGCGGTCGCCGATGGCGGTCAGGTGATGCTCGCCACCATCAACAACGCCACGAACGGCCGCGTCTGGCTCACCACGAACGGCGGCTCGAACTGGACGGACTCGGGGCCGACGCCGGGGTCGAACGTGGCGTGGAACGCGCTCGCCCTGAGCCACGACGGCACGGCGATGATGGTCGCGCACAACACCATCGCAGACGGCAAGCTGTACCACTCGACCGACACCGGCTCAAGCTGGCACGAGGAGCAGCCGCAGGGAGCCGTGTCGCGGACGTGGTACGCGCTCGCCATGGACCACGACGGCTCGGTGATGCTCGCGGGCGGGTTCTTCCAGCCGGGGAACACGGGCAGCGGTCGCCTCTTTGTCTCGACCAACTCAGGCTCGACTTGGACGGAGAAGACCCCGGCGGGTTCGGCCGACAAGTATTGGGCCTATCAGGCGGCCATGTCCTCAGACGGCTCGGTCATCCTCGCCATGACGAACGCCGGTAGCGGCACGTCCTACGTCTATCTCTCGGAGGACTCGGGCGCGAGCTGGAGCGAGATATTCCCCGGCGGGGCCTCAAACGCCTTCAGCTGGGGCGCTGCCACCATCACCGACTCGGCGGTGGGCAGCACGGCCATCATCGAGTCAACGAACACGACCGGCAGTTCGGTCGGCCGCCTGCGGCTGGGCAACCGCTCGATACCGGGGTCGATAGTCAAGACCAACACGGTCACGCCGACGGGCGTCGCCTCGGCCGAGGCCATCGGCACGGCCACGACTATCGGCGGGGGCGCTGTCCCGCAGACCGCGACGCCTACGGGCATCGCCAGCGCCGAGGCCGTCGGCACGCCGACCGTCAAGTACAACCAGACCGCCGCCCCGACCGGGGTCGCCTCGGCAGAGAGCATCGGTACGCCGACCGTTCTCAAGGGCAACGTCACGCGCACCGCGACGGGCGTCGACTCAGCGGAGAGCATCGGCACCCCGACCGTTGCCAAGACCTTCACGCGCATCGTCACCGGCATCGCCTCGGCAGAGGCCATCGGCACGCCGAGCGTCCTCATCGCGCAGACCGCGACCCCGTTCGGCATCGCCAGCGCGGAGTTCATCGGCGAGGTCAGCACCCTCAAGGGCGGCGTCACCCGCCAGCCCACCGGCATCGACTCGGCCGAAGCCATCGGCACGGCCGCAAGGGCCGCGACCTACACCGCATCGCCGGGCGGTGTCGACTCGGCCGAAGTCATCGGCGCGGTGACGCCGCTCAAGGGCGGCGTGACGCGCTCGCCCACGGGCATCGCAACTGCCGAGGCCATCGGCTCCTGCACGGTGACGCTCTCGAACCTCGTCAGCAACGCGGGGGGCATCGCCAGCGAGGAGGCCATCGGGGTCGCCATCTGGCACCTCGTTCGGATCGCCTCGGGCATCGCCTCGGGCGAGGCCGTCGGCAGCGCCACGCCTGCCGCCACGAACACCGTCGCCCCTGCTGGCATCGCGCCCGCCGAGGCCATCGGCACGGCGACGGCAAGCGCGACCGTGACCCGCGCCCCGACCGGCATCGCGTCGGCCGAGGCCACGGGCAGCCCTGCCCGTCTGGCGACCTACGATGCGACCCCCACCGGGGTCGCCAGTATCGAGGCCGTGGGCGCGGTCACGGTCGCCAAGGGCGGGGTCAGCCGCGCCCCCGACGGCATCGCCAGCGAAGAGGCGGTCGGTTCCGTCACCATCACGCAGGGCGCGGTCGTCTACGACGCGGGCGGCATCGAGAGTGCCGAAGCGATAGGCGAGCCGGTCATCCACCTCACGGTCCCGGTCGTCGGCATCGCGAGCGCGGAGAGCATGGGCGTCGCCGCCGCCCTCGCGACTTTCACGCGTTCCGTGTCGGGCATCGCCTCGGGAGAGGCCGTAGGAAGCGCAGCGGCGGCCCATTCCGACGCCGAACGCGCGCCAGAGGGTATCGCGTCGCAAGAGGCCATCGGGGCCGTAGAACGGCTCTCCGTCGTCGCGCGCTCCCCGAACGGCGTCCCGAGCGCGGAGTCCATCGGGACCGCCGTTGTCAGCGCAGGCAACGTCGACCGGGCCCCGACGGGAATCGCCAGCGCTGAGGCCATCGGAGAGGCCGTCGCCGAGCAGACCGGCGGCGGTGTCCAGACCCGCGTCCCGACCGGCATACCCAGCGCGGAGGCGGTCGGCAGCGCGACCACGGCGCAGGGCGGCGTCAGCCGCACGCCTTCGGGAATCGAGAGCGCGGAGCAGGTCGGCAGCCCGACGCGGGTCGCCAACATCACGCCCGCCATCGCAGGCATCGCCTCGGGCGAGTTCATAGGCGAGGCGACGGCGAGCCCCGGCACCGTGACGCGGGAGCCCGCAGGCATCCCCTCGGGCGAGCAGGTCGGGGGCGCGACGCGCCTGCCCGGCCCGGTCGTGCGCGTCGCTTCGGGAGTCGACTCCGCAGAACTCGTGGGCGCGCCCGGCTGGCTCCAAACCTACATCGTCACGGCGCTCGGTATCGCCTCGGGCGAGGACTGCGGGCTGGTCACGGTCCTGCCCGGCGGGGTCACGCGCATCGTCACCGGCATCGCCTCGGCCGAGAGCATCGGGTCAGCCTTCGCGTGGAGCGACCTTCAGACCGTGCTTGCCCTCGGCGTCGCCTCGGGCGAGCTGGTCGGCAAGCCGTGGATTCTCTTCCATTCGGGTATCGAGGTCGGCGAGCCCGGCAAGAAGCAGCGGGCTACCCGAACCGGCCGCTGGAAGGTATCGTCTGAGCCGACGGCACCGCGTTCGCGCGGCCGCAACTCGACCGGGAGGACGAGATGAGCCTGCTCAAGATGAGCGCCGCGAGCACCGACTTCGTCGAGGTCGAGGTCACGTCGTCCGAGAACCCGGTGGCGCAGCCGGTTTCGTTCGCCTTCGTGCTCACGCACGAGGAGGTCGACGACGCGACGTGGACACCGGGGTCGTGGTACACCGACGCCAACGGCGTCTTCTGGGCGCGCTGCCTCGTCGGCCCCGAGGGCATGGTGACGCTGGAGCGTGACCTCTACCTGATGTACGTCAAGTGGGAGATGGGCAGCCAGAAGCCCGCCTCCTGCGCGGGCACGCTGGAGGTGTTCTGATGACCGCCGCCGAGATGAAGCGCCTTCGTCGCCTCGTCGCCGAGCCGACCTTGGAAAGCTATGACGACGATGCCCTCACGGCCTGCTTCGAGACCTTCCCGCTGGACGACGCCGATGGGCACCGGCCGAGCGACGCCGACTGGACGCCGACCTATGACCTCTACCGCGCCGCCGCCTCGGTTTGGGATGAGAAGGCGGCGAACGAGGCCAACAGTTATGACTTCAGCCAAGGCTCGGCGGGGAACGCGACCTACAAGCGCAGTCAGCTCTACACGCAGGCGAAGGGCATGGCGCGCTACCTCCGTTCGCTCGGCCCGGTGACGAGCACAGAGCTGGTCATCGACCGCGACGACGAGGAGGCGTTGAAGTCAAAGTGGGGCGGCTACCCGGCCCTGCTCATCGACCCCGACCCGTCGCACGGGGGGCTCTTCCAAGGCGAGTTTCGCGAGGAGGAAGGCGACTTCTGATGAGCGAGTTCCCGCAGCCCGGCGAGCTGGAGCAGATGGCCGCGACGGTCGCGCCCCCGTGGACCGACCGCTGCATCATCCTCACCTACGGCGAGTCGGTCGACGTCGACGGTGCGCCGCTCACGGTCTACTCGGAGGGCGATGAAATCCCCTGCGTGTGGGAGCCCTCGACGCGGGCCACGGGCGAGGACGTAAAGGACCGCTACACGGTCAGCACGAGCGAGTGGAAAGTCACCGTCGCCGCCGACGTAGAGGTCACGCGGCGCGACATGGTGAAGCTCACGGCGCGCTTCGGCAGCGTCCTCCCCGTACCCCCGGTGGGCGCGGTCTACGGCGACCCGGTGCCCGACATCGGCTGCCAGCAGGTCATCGTGCGCGAGGTCACGCAGTAGTGGCTCACATCGACATTCTCGGCGCGGAGATGCTGAAGGCTCAGCTCATGGGCCTGACGAGCGCGATGGAAAGCGAACGCTCGTCGGCCGCCCTCGCCGCCTGCCACGTCTTCGAGCGCCGGGCGAAGTGGTACGCGAGCGGGCATGGCGGGGGGCCGGGGCGCGTGACCGGCAACCTCAACAACTCCATCCAAAGTCGCAAGACCGCCGCCGACGAGGCACAGTGCGCGCCGAGCATGGACTACGCCGCCTTCGTCGAGTACGGCACGAGCCGCATGCACGCCTTCCCCTACATGCGGCCCGCGTGGGAGAGCGGCAAGGAAGAGGCCGAGATGGTTCTGAAGGAGCGCCTCGGAGCGGTCGTCAGCCTGCGCGCCGTCGCGAGCGCGCAGATGGGCGCGAGCTTCGAGACCTCGGGCTATGAGACCTATGACAAGGCGCTACCGGAGGACTGATGCCGACCCCGAGCGAAGACCTCTTCAACAATCTCTACAACGGCGGCACGAGCCCTCTGGCGCTGGCCGTCGACGGGCGCATCTATCCGGTGCGCCTGCCGCAAGCCGAGCCGTCGGCCCCGAGGGCGCGTATCCCCTGCGTCGTCTACCGGCGCGTGTTCACCGACCCGCAGGCGCAGAGCCACGCAGGCTGGGGCGGCCTGATGAAGTGCCGCTGGCAGTTCGATTGTTGGGCCCTGACGCACTACGATGCAGAGGCCGTCGCCGATACCCTGCGGGCGGCGCTGGTAGCCGCTCCACTGGCGGCGCAACAGGTGTCGGTGATGGACGCCGATGCAGGCGGCGACGAGAGCCTGTATCGGGTCATCGTCGAGGCTTACACATGGTTCGACGAGGAGGCTTGATGACGGAGGCCAAGGTCACGGTCAAGATGACCGCGAAGACGGTCGGCTGGCGGGTAACGCGCTGGGGCGTGCATCCTCACTACGCCTGCAAGCGTTGTCACTACGCGACCCACGACCTGAAGGCGATGAGGAAGCACGCCAGAGACCAACACCCGAAGGAGGACTAGCATGACCATCGCGACCAAGTCACACGGCACCATCCTCGCCATCGACGGCTTCGGCACCATCGCCGAGGTCGGCGACATCAAGGGCCCCGAGCTGTCGCGCGACGACATCGACGCGACCACGCACGACAGCCCGAACGACTTCGAGGAGACCATCTCCGGTCTGAAGAAGTCGGGCAACGTCACCTTCAAGGTGAACTGGAATCCGAGCGACCCGACGCACGCGGGCACCGGCAGCCTGTGGGACTTGTACGATACGGGCGTCGAGACCGCCTTCACCATCACGACCCCGCGCGGCGACGTGGTCAGCTTCAACGCCTCGGTGGCGGGCATCGGCCCCGACTTCCCCGTCAACGGGCTCATCGCCGCCGACATCACCCTCAAGGTCACGGGCGAGGTCATCCTGACCGTTGCCTGACCTGACAACGCGACCGGGCGAGAGGCCCGGCAAGGAGGTCGAGATGACCGACGCAAAGAAGGCCACCGAGCTGCTTCAGCAGGTCGGCAAGGGGACGGTCGAGGAGCGCGCTCAGACGCTCGTCGACCTGACCACCGTGCTGAGCCGCGACGACATCCTCGGCGCACCGGAGCTGCCGCTCGTCGAGGTCGAGATACCCGAGTGGGGCGGCACGGTCTGGGTGAAGCCGATGACGGCGGCCGGGCGAGATGCTTTCGAGGCCAGCGTCGCCGACGACAACGGTAAGGTCGACAAGCGCAACTTCCGCGCCAAGCTGGTCGTGCGCTGCATCGTTGACCCGAAGACCGGCGTGCGCCTCTTCCAAGACGCCGACGCCAAGGCCCTCGGGGCGAAGAGCGCCATGCCCATCGACCGCATCTTCGAGGCTTCGGCGAAGGCGAGCGGGCTCACGCCCGAGGACGTGGCAGGGCTGGAGGGAAACTCCGACGGCCGGGACGGCGATTCCTCTTCCGACTAGCTCTCGCGCTGGGGATGACGGTCGCCGAACTCGGCCAACGGATGAGCAGCGAGGAGGTCAGCGAATGGCGCGCCTACGAGGCTATGGAGCCGTTCGGCGAGCGGCGCGCCGACTACCGCACCGCCTCGGTCTGTCAGGTCGTCGCCCTCTCTGCCGGTGCGAAGAACGTCAAGCTGGAGGACTTCCTCTTGACTCGCGACGACGCCGAAGCGACGAACGCCGAGCCCGACATCGTCGGACTCGCCCATGCCTTAGGCGCGAAGGTGGTGCCGCGTGAACCTGAGTGACCTCGTCATCGTCGTGCGGGCGTCGACGCGCGACTTCACGGCGGGCATGGCGAAGACCCGCGCTGAAATCGCCAAGACGCAGACGACGGCGCAGCGCCTCAACAACATCGGCGGGGCGAGTATGGCCGTGGGCAAGAAGCTCACGAAGGGCATCACCCTGCCCGTCGTCGCCATCGGCGCGGCGAGCGTCGTGATGGCGGCGCGCTTCGAGGGCGACATGACGCTCATCCAGACGCAGGCGGGCGGCACCGCCGCCGACGTCGAGGAGCTGAGCACCGCCATCCTCAAGATGAGCCATACGGCGGGCGTCCAGCACGGGCCCGAAGAACTGGCGCGGGGCCTCTACCACCTCAAGTCCGTCGGCATGGACAACACGCAGGCGATGGCCGCCCTGACGGCCTCCGAGCACCTCGCCTCGGTCGGGCACGCCGACCTCGAAGCCTCGACCAACGCCGTCGCGGGCGCGTGGAAGAGCGGCATCAAGGGCGCGGAGGACTTCAACAGCGCAGCGGCGGTCGTCAACGCCACCATCGGCGCGGGCAACCTTCGCATGGAAGACCTCGTGAGCGCCATGGGCACGGGCGTCCTCGTCAACGCGCAGCAGGCCGGGGCGAGCTTCCAAGACGTCGGGGCCGCGCTCGCGACCATGACCAGCCGGGGCATCCCGGCGGTGCGCGCGGCGACCGCTATCAAGATGGCGTTCGCTGGCATCGTCAACCCGTCGGGGACGGCGACAAAGGCGATGGACAAGATTGGCCTGAAGCAGCTCGACCTCGCGAAAGCGATGCAGACCGGCGGCCTGCCCGCCGCGATGGAGCTGCTCAACTCGAAGCTGAAGGGTCTGGACAAGGTCCACAAGACGCAGATTCTCGGGCAGATGTTCGGGGCCAAGTCGAGTCAGGCCATCCTCACCCTCATCGGCAACATGGAGGACTACCGCCGCGTGCAGAAGCAGGTCGCCGACAACGCCACCGACGCGAAGTTCAAGGAGGCCATCGCAGCGCAGGCGCAGGATGCGAGCGCCATGTGGGCGCACCTCAAGACGACCCTCGGGGGCTCGCTCATCGAGTTCGGCAACATCCTCCTACCGACCGTCGTCAAGGTCGGCGACGCCATCGGCAAGGTCGCCGAGTGGATGGGCAAGCTCTCGCCCGAGGGTAAGAAGACGGTCGCCATCATCGCTCTCATCGCCGCCGCCGCCGGGCCTCTGCTCTTCGTCTTCGGCTCCATGGCGAAGAGCGTCGGCTCCATCATCAACGTCTTCAGCGCCTTCGGCCCCGCCGCCTCGAAGGCGGCGGGCGGGGCGCGGCTGCTCAACGTCGCCTTCCTCACGAGCCCGGTCTTCCTCGTCATCGCGGGCATCGCCGCCCTCGTCATCACCTTCGTCATCCTCTGGAAGAAGTGCGAGTGGTTCCGAAACTTCTGGAAGGGCCTCTGGAGGCACATCGTCGACATCGCGAAATCGGTCTGGACGGCCATCAGGCCCAGCGTGATGAAGGTGTGGCAGGCGCTCAAGGACGCATGGGACAAGGTCTGGACGACGACGAAGCAGGTCTGGGCCTACATCAAGCCTTACGTCGTCACCGTCCTGAAGGCCCTCTGGGCCGCCGTGAAGGTCTATTTCAAGGTCATCGTCGAGGTCGTCAAGGTCGCGTGGAAGCTGCTCGTCATCCACGCCAAGGTCGCGTGGAAGGCGCTCACCATCTACATCAGGGTCGTCGTCGCCGTCATCAAGGGCATCATCACGGGTATCCGCGTCGCCGTCTTCGTCGTGCGCGGCGTCTGGCACGCCATCGTCACCGTGACGCGCGCCGTCTGGAACGTCGTCGCCGGGGTCGTGCGGCGTTACGTCCACGCCATCGTCGTCGTTGCCCGCATCGTCCACCGGGTCTACACGGCGGTTGCGAGGGCGTGGGGTCTCGTGCGCGGCGTGACGAGGCGCGTCTGGAACGGCCTCAAGGGCATCATCGGCGGGGTCATCGACTGGATATGGGAGAAGATTGAGGCCGTGTGGGACCGCATCGAGGGCGTCTACAACCGCGTCAAGGGCTGGCTCGGCGGGGGCAACACCGGAGCCCGCGTCGGTAAGGGCGGTCGCCTTGCCCGGCACGCCGAGGGCGCGTGGATACCGGCGACGACCGGCGGCACCCCGTTCCTCGGCGGCGAGGGCGGCGAGGGCGAGTGGGTCGTCCCGGCGTCCAAGGCGCAGGACTTCGCCTCGGCCGTCAAAGGCGGGAGTGGGGGCGGGGTCACTGTCACCATCAACATCGCCAACGTCAACGGCACCGACCGGCAGGCCGCCGACCGCCTCGCGCGCATGGCGAGCGAACGGCTGATGGCGGGCGTGCTCCGACAGATGGTGGGTCAGAATGTCTAGCCTCGTCGTCCTCGGCAGCGTCACCCTACACTCGGTCAGCGTCGAGGTCGGGACGCTGCCGCGCATCATCGGCGTCAACGCGAACGCGCTCTCGCTGGAACCCGTGCAGACGGTCGACTACATCGGCGGCTACCTGCCCATCAGCGTCGCGGGCATGTTCAAGCCTCCGAGCGCCGAGGCCGAGCGCGCCGCCCTACAGGTCGAGGTCGCCAAGGCGACCAACACCGTCACGGTCGACGGCGTGCCCTACCGCGTCTTCAAGAACGAGGGCTTCGCCTTCAACTACGAACTGCACTCGTCCATCACCGGGCTCATCTTCTACTCGGTGACGCTCAACTGCCTGCCGAACTAGGAGGGGCCGATGCCCGCCAGCGAATACACCGCCCACCTCGTCGCCGACGCCGCCGCCGGGGGCACTGCCTACCAAGGCCCGGCGACCATCTACCTCGCCATGACGACGACCGAGCCGAGCAAGACCGTTGCCGGGACCGAGGTCGTCCACGACGACTACGACCGCAAGACCTTCGCCCAGAGCGGCTGGACGAACGATGGCGCGGGGTCTCTGGAGAACACCGCCAACGTCGAGTACGCCGAACTGTCGACCGACTACGATGACGAGGTGGTCGCGGTCGAAGCCTACGACGCTGCCACCGACGGCAACCGCCTCTGGTACATCGTCCTCGCCACGCCACGCCTCTTCGTGACCGGCGAGACCCCGACCTTCCTCGCGGGCGACCTCGTGCTGGACTTCGTCTGAGGTGGACCAGACCGCCTACCCAGACGGTATCGCCTCTGCCGAGGCCATCGGCGCACCCACGGTCCACGTCGGCATCGCGGCCGTCGGCATCGCGAGCACTGAGGCCATCGGCACGCCGTTCATCGCTTCGGAAGCCTGCATCGCGGCTCACGGCTACATCAGCCTCGACGGTCAAGCTTTCTACCACGCCGCCACGCCGCCCGTCGCCAACGGCACCATCGCCATCGCGGGCGGGGCGTGGATGACCGCCGTTCCGCACGGCTTCACGACGATGGTGGCGCACGGCGTCATCCATATCGGCAGCCGCGCCCGCATGAGCGGCGGCGAAGCCCTACCCGCGTGGGTCGACCCCGCGCCCCCGTGGACCGGCCCCGACATGACCAGCGACCTCACCGGCATGGTGGTGAGGGCGGCCGGGCTCAAGCTACGTCGCCCGCAAATCACCGAGCTGACCATCGAACTCGACAACGAAGGCGGGCCGAAGGCGGCGACGCTCGGCGTGGCAAGCACCCTCGACCGCGCCCCGGCGCTGCTCAAGACCCTGCTCGTCACCTACAAGGGCGCGACCCTCTTCGACGGGCGGCTGGAGGCAGTCTCGACCGACCTCGGCAGCGGCATGGGCTACACCCTCACCTACGCCGGGAAGCTGGTCAGCCTGCGCGACCGCAAGGACTACCGGGCCACGTTCGTCGACAGCGACCTCGATTCGTGGTGTACGGACCAAGGCCCGAGGTCGAGCCCCGACACCTTCGAGGCCGCGTCACGCTCCTCGGGGGCGACGGTATGAGCCTCGACATCAGCTACCCCGGCGGCGTGGCGACCAAGCCCGGCTTCACCATCCAGCGCAGCCGCGACGGGCTCAGCTTCGGGGCGGCCCCGCTGGTCGACGCCAAGGTGGGCTTCGGCGTCACGAACGACGAGGGCGGGCTTTCCATCTGCGCCTACCCGCTGGCCTTCGCCGAGTGGCGCGAGGTGCAGCCCGAGGGCGACGTGAACCGCAAGTGGGCCTGCTTTGCGGCCGACGACGACGGCTCCATGCTGCTCGCCGGGCACAACCGCTATGACAGTCTCACCGAGGGGCAGTTCTTCCTCTCCGACGACAAGGGCTCGGGCTGGGCGTTGGCCGAGCCGGGCAGCCACCTGCACCGCTACTGGCAGGCTGCTGACATGGACAGCGACGGCTCGCACATCCTCATCGTCGCGGGCACGGCCACGGGCACCGGACGGCGCGTCTGGCTGAGCGCCAACGGGGGCTCCTCGTGGACCGAGCAGACGCCCGCGGGCGCGGTCGACAACACGTGGCGCGGGGCGGCCATCAACGAGGACGGCAGCGTGCTCCTCGTCAACGCCGAGGCGAAGCGCATGTACCGCTACGTCAGCGGGGCATGGGCCGAGTGCGGGCCGACCGCCTTCGCGAATCGCAACTGGCGCTGCTGCGCGATGAGCGCCGACGGCGCGGTGATGCTCGCCGGGACAACGGGAGCGGGCCGCGTCTACCACTCGACCGACACGGGCGCGTCCTGGCACGAGGAGCAGCCTGCCGGGGCGACGACGCGGGACTGGTACGACGTGGCGGTCAACGAGGACGGTCAGGTGATGCTCGCCGCGGTCTACGGCGGGAAGCTCTACATGACGATCAATGGCGGCTCCTCGTGGGATGACGCCTCCCCCTATAGCTACCCGACGACAGGTTACTGGAACGCGGTCGCGGTGTCGGCCGACGGGCAGAGGGTCTTTGCCAGCGACACCTATGCCCTCTGGTCGTCGCGGGACGGCGGCGGGTCGTGGGTCGAGGAGACCCCGCAGGAGGACATCGGCGACACGCCAAGCTGGCAGGAGGTCGCCATGAGCCGCGACGGTCAGGTGCTCATCACGGGCGACTTCGACCGTACCTACAACGGCCGCGTCTACGTCTACCGAGTGTGGTGAGATGAGCGTCAAGCAGAACGCGCGGGTCTACTGGGAGATGTACGGCGGCATCCCGCCCTCGGCGACGAGCCAGTACGTCCACGTCGTCGACCTCACGGTCGATGTCGGCGGCTGGGCGGCGGCCGACCACGGCGACTACTTCCAGTTCTCGGTCTACGGCCGGGCGTGGCTGGGCGGGGCCAACCTCGTCACCCTCTACCAGCGCAACCTCACCGTCGAGGTGGGCGAGAAGTGGAAGCATCTGCACGTCTTCAAGCGCAACTCAGACACCCGCGTCCAGTGCGTCGTCGGCAAGCTCGAACTCGTGACCGACAACTTCGTCGCCCCCGACCCCAGCGGCGAGGACTTCAAGTACGACGACCAGTACGACACCGCCGACGCCCCGCCGTGGGGCGTTCGCGTCAAGGCGTGCAACCTCTACTGCACGGACCTCCACGGCGACGTGCGCCTGCACCGCGTCCTCGCCGACATCGTCGAGGGCGGGGGTTTCACCTACTCGGGGCCGACGACCGTGTGGGAGCCCGACCAGCTCTGCTTCAGCGACCTGCCGAAAGACAGGTGGGAAGCACTCGACGAGGTCAACGGCATGTTGGGCTGGAACTACCACTGCTGGGACGGCGAGACCGTCGAGTTCAGCACCCCGAAGAGCGGCACCGCGCGCACGGTCGACGCCCGCGACCCGCGCTCGACGTGGAACGTGCAGGAGAGCCTCGACGAGACCTTCAATGAGGTGCGCGTCCAGTACCAGAACGCCAAGGGCAAGCCGCGCGAGGTCGTGCTCTACGGCGACAAGACCGCCCTCGGCGGGCTCGCCCGGCGCGACACCCTACAGGCTCCCGACTCCATCAAGAGCCTCAAGGGCGCGACCCGCTTCGGCAGCCGCTACCTGCGTGCCCACGAGGGGCGGCAGGTCTACGGCACCCTGACCCTGACCGGCTACGAGACCGGGCGCGACGACTTCGACCCGCTGCTCGTGAAGCCCGGCGACACGATACGCATGACCGGCCCGGCGCGCTTCCTCTACGGCACGCACGAGGTCACGGCCGTCAGCCTGCGACCGCTAGAATGGACGGCTGAGATTCAGTTCGGGGCGAACTCGCGCCGCTTCGATACATGGCTTGCCCGGCTCGCGGCCGGTGTCAAGCGCCACAAGCGTAGGTGAGGAGGCAAGGTGGACGAAGCCAGCCCGACCGGCGACCGGCGGCGCAACCCGTTCCCCGCCTTCACCGATGTCGAGTACGAGCTGTTTATGGCGACCATTCGCGAGGAGGCCCGCAAGGGCGCAGAGCTGGCCATCTGCACGCATCTCAAAGACCACTGCGGGGAGCACCGTCGGCGCACCGAGGCGGTCGAGGCCGTCGTCTTCGGACGCGCTGAGCGTGGCGTCAGGGGTCTCGACGACCGCATCCTGCGCGTCGAAGAGACCGTCGAGGCGTGGGCTGACGACCGGCAGTGGTTCAAGCGCATGGTCTACGCGGCCGTGGTGACGGCGGTCGTCGGCGTCATCATCGCCGTCGTCCCGATTCTTCTCAATGGCTAGGAGGCGTCATGGCGTTCATCATCCAGCGCGACTACTTCCCCGCCCTGCGGCAGAGCGGGACGCGACGGCTCGCGGTCATCGAGTGGATAGTCCTGCACGACATGGAGAGCGACAACCTGCTCGGCGCGGCCGAGGGCGTCGGTTCGTGGTTCCGTAACCATCAGGTCGAGGCGTCGACCCACTACGGCGTCGACAACAACTCCATCCAGCAGTACCTCAACCTGACGACGATACCGTGGGGCGCGCCCGGCGCGAACCTCAACGGCGTTCACGTCGAGCAGATGGGCCTCGCCCGCTGGACCCACGACCAGTGGATGAACAAGGCCGAGCCGACGTTGGTCAGGACGGCGTGGCTCATGGCCCGCATCCATCGCCGTCTTGAAGCAGCGAACGTCCACGTCCCGCTGCGCGTCCTCAGTGACGAAGACGTGCGCGCGCACAAGCACGGCGTGGTGACGCACCGCCAGCTCACGCGGGCCCTCGGCATCGGCTCGCACACGGACCCCGGCCCCGGCTATCCGATGGAGTTCGTGCTCTATCGGGCCCGGAAATATGCGGAGTAGCCCGACCCGCTGACCGCCGCCCGCGTGCCGCTGAAAGACGCGGCCGGGGCCGAAGGGCCCGCCGCCGAGGTCGTCACGAGCGGCTCGGCGGCGGGCCCTTCCACTTCATCCAAGGGCCCCTTCAGGCCCCCGTTCTGACCCCTTGAAAGACCCCCTGAAAGCGCAGAAATGTCGAATACTGTAAACGCTCGTACAGGGCCGTAGAGGGGTCTGTGGCGCGTCAGGCCCCCCCGCGCGTATGTCGAGTCGCTGGCAACACCGGGTGCGATTCTGCGCGAATTCGAGGCTAAGAAATCGCCCTCTTCAGGCCCCTGACAGACCTCCATTCAGAAGGGGTCCGAGCGCGATAGGAGGCCCATTCTGGGGCCTTCGGCGGCGCTGAAATCGGGCCTCTTCAGGGGCCTCGGTTCGGGCCCGGCGGCGGCCCCGACGCGGCGCGCGGCGGCCCCGTTGCCGGCCTACGGTCGCCGTCGTACCGGACGGGAGCGAGGAGGTCGGCCGCCAGCGCCCGGCCGGGCCGTATCAGAAATATACGGGGGCCGAAGGGCTTCCGAATGACAACCGGCCGGGGCGGGCAGACCCTCGACGATGATTGACAGCGTTCGACATTCATCCTACCGTTGACCAAGGAGGAACCGATGAAGCGACCGAAGGAGGAGCCGATGAACTCGCTCCTGTGCCGCGCGATGTACGACATGGCGACCATCGAACACGACCTGCACGGTAAGGCATGGGTCGCCGCTCAGGACAACTTTCTCGACGACGAGCGGGCCTACTGCGCCGCCGCCGTCGCTGTCAGGGACACCGCCTACCGGCTCGCCGACGCGCGCGGCGAGGACGGCGAAGAGCTGGTCATGCGCGACCTGCACGACCTCGCCGAGCGGCTCGCCGTGGAGCTGCGCTACCCGAAGCTGCGCGACGTGTACGAGCGTCTTGCGATGGTCCCCGCCGCCCGCTAGTCTTCCGAGCGTTGGCGCTGGTCGGGTGGTTCCTCCCGGCGCTGACTGGCCCGCCCCGGCTTGGCCCCCGGGGCGGGCCGCTGTCGTTCCGGGCGCTTCCTCACATGCGCGCGTTCCCGCCTCGGAGTAAAATATTGTCGACGGGGGTTGCATTATGTCGACGGACGGGTAGGATGTACCTGCACCGACCACCCGACCCGAGGAGCCGCCCTTCGAGAAACCCCCGCCCTCCCGGCCCGAGAGCCGAGATACAGACCGGGTGTTCCCGGCAGACACAGGTCGTGGGGTTCCGCATCAGAGTCGGCGGTTCTCACGACCGTCGGACCCGAGGGGACAGGAGAGCCCCGAGGGAGCGCGCCGGGAAGAAAACCGGCGCGAACAACACCTGCGCCTGACCCGCGCAGACGACCAAACCTAACGGCAGACAGTCGGCCGACTCGACGCCGCCCCGGGAGCACGCAGGGGCGAGACTCGGGGGCCGACCGAGTCAGGACCGCGCCGGGGCTCACCGCTCGGCGCGGTCGGGACACCGCGCTTGCCTCACCGAATCCCGCAAGATGGCCCGTCGGTCAGCCCCGCCAAGGGGGGCGGCGACGAGGCGACGTAACCGCTCGACCACGAGGAGGAACCACGATGACGCTGAGCGCAACCGTGCCGGGCCCGACAAGCCCGAGCGACCTTCACCCTACCGCCGACGCGCTCTTCTGCTCGCATTGTTGCGAGTGGAAGCCCGCCGCCGCCTTCGCGCCCGGCCACGTCTGCTGCCGCGTCTGCGTCGAGACCGCTCGCGAGCAAGCCCGCCTGCGCGCCGTCAAGGTGAACGCGACCCGCACGTTCGGCATTGAGATTGAGTGCTATGTGCCGGTGAACCGCGCCGCCGTCGCCCGCTGCGCCTTGGGCGAGCTTGGCGGCGTTGCTATCACGGGCGGCATGGACACCGCCCTGTACGCCGTGACCGAGAGCGGCGCACTGTACGAGTTCGACCACGGCGAGTGGTATCCGAAGGACGACTACACCGATTGGGCGACCGTGTTCGACGTCGCCTACTGCACGAAGGTCGGCGACGTCATCATCGTCGCGGGCGAGGAGGTGAAGTGATGACCAAGCCTGAGAAGTTCTTCGAGGACATGACGCCGCGCCAGCGGCGCGAGTACGGAGCCACCTACCGGCCGATGAAGAGCGGTCACTTGATGGTGACGCGGGCCTACGCGCAGCGCGCCGCCGAGGGCGGCATCCACTACCCCGCCGACTGGATTCTCCCCGACGAGTACGACCCCGCCGAGGACGCCGACAGCGAGCTGAGCGGCGGCACCGGCTCGCCGCCCGAAGAGCCCGTCACCGTGACGCCGACCTACGGCGAATCACCCGAGCCGACCCTGCGCGTCATCGTCATCGACGAAGACGGCATCGGCGAGGCTTCGCTGGACGTCGCTGGGCTCGATAGCCTCCTCAGAGACATTCTGGGGAGCTGAACGGCTGCCGTAGAGGGGCCTGTGGGGCGACGCGGTGCTTCCCGCGACCAGTCAGTCGCGGGCCGCGCCGCCGTCAGCACGGGGCCTCACAATGAATCGACCGGAGAGAGAGGGACCACAATGGCACCGATGTACGAAGACGCGGGCTGCGTGAACCCCTGCGGCGAAGAGCCGATGGGCTGCGCCCGCTGCCCCGAGCGGGGCAACACGGGCCGCCCGCACGACAAGGCGTGGGCCGAGGACAACATCAGGCACCTCGAACGCCTCGGCATCGACATGGACGACCCGAGGTTCGACGACATGCTCGGGATGATGGACTGAGGGAGGAACCATGGACATCACCGTCACCCGCAAGAGAGAGCCGTTCGGCACGACCCTCGCGGCGACCTGCATCTGCGGCTCGCCCATCGAGAGCTTCGTCGAGGCGGGCGCGCAGGCCAGCGCCTTCCCCGGACCCTTCCCCGACGACCTTGAGTGCGTCGACTGCGGCCGGTCGTTCAACGGCAGCGGGCAGGAGGTCAAGAACCGCGCCTCCGACTTCGACCCCGCTGACGCGGGCGAGCGGTGGGACGACGACTATTGATAGCCCGCCACGGCACACAGAGGCCCCCACGGCGCACGTCGAGCGTGAGGGCGGCCACCCTATCGCGGGGGCGCTTCCTGAGCGCCTCCGCGCCCCAGAGAGAGGAACCACGATGAAGCTGATGACCAAGGCATTGCAGAAGCGGCTCCCGGCGCTCTACTCGCAGGAGCAGGCCGTCGACCCGCTCGTGCTCATCCACTACTTCAACCCCTACGGCGGGGCCGACTGGTACATCACCGAAGGCTCGCCCGTGGGCGATGACGTGATGCTCTTCGGGCTCTGCGACCTCGGACTCGGCTTCCCCGAACTCGGTGAGGTCTCACTCAACGAACTCGCGAGCCTCAAGGTGCCGCCCTTCGGGCTCGGCATCGAACGCGACCTCTACTGGTCGCCGAAGCCGCTCAGCGCCGTCGCGAGAGAACACTGAAGCACGATACGGGGCCCCTTCGGGGGCCTCTATCGCCATATCTGGACCCGGACAGAGGAGGAACCATGGAGCGCGACGAAGCCCTCTCACTCTCGAATCTGCACGGCATCAGGGAGGCCCTCGAACTCATCGCGACCTCGCTGGAGCGCCTGTCGACGCCGCTTGTCGAGCTGCGCGAGGTCGTCGTCCAACGCTGCGACGGGTGCGGTGCGTGGGACGGCTCACACTGTCGGGCCCACGCGCCCATCGTCGTCCAGCGCGGCGACAAGGTCTGGTCGGGATGGCCGCTGGCGCAGGCCGACGAATGGTGCGGAGAATGGAGGAAGGCATGAGCGACCCCATCAGGATGCCCGCGAGCTACGATGCGTGGGCAACGGCAGGCCCGCCCGAGCACGTCATGGTCTGCCCGAAGTGCGGCACCGACGCAGAGCAGATGGAAGAGCTGGAGGTCAGGGGCCTCGACGGCTACGGCCTGCTCAAGTACCCGCTCTACGTGACCGAGTTCGACCCGACCGGCGTGGCGGCGTTCCCGCGCAAGCGCGTCACGGGCATCAACCCGGCGCGCGAGCAGGCGTACTTCGTGACCATCTCGAAGTGCGACTGCGGGCTCATCCTGAGCGATGACGCCCTCGTCACCGCCGAGGAGTTCGGCGACCATCGCGACCCCGAGGGCTAGACGCGGGGCGCAATAACGTCTAAGCTCGTCAAACAACGTCAACCGGAGGGCATCCATGAACGCAACCGAGTTCCCCTACGATAAGAACGAGCAGCGCATCGACGACCTCAAGGTCGAGGTCGGCCTCGTGGTCGCCGAGACCGCGCCACTGGTCGAGGTCGACGAGAGCAACCTGCACGACGCCAGCGAGGCGCTCGCCCGCTGCGCCGCCATCCTGAAGAGCGCGGAAACGATGCGCGTCAAGATGACGAAGCCCCTGCTCGACCACAAGAAGTTCCTCGACGCGCTCATCAAGGAGAGCGTCGCCCCGGTGCAGGAAGCGAGCGACCGCCTGCGCGCCGCCATCAGCCGGTACAACACGGAGCGCGAGCGCGAGCGCGAGCGGCAGGAACGACTCGCCCGCGCCGCCCTCGCCGAGCGGGCGAAGGAACAGGAAGCCGGGCGGGCGAAGCTCGCCGAGGCCATCGGTGTCCCGGTCGAGGCCATCCCCGTGCTCGACATGACGCGCGCCGTCGTCGTGCCGCCGCTGGAAACCGAGGTCGTCACGGCCTCGGGCAGCGTCACCGCGCGGCCCGTCGTCAAGGTTCGCATCGACAACTCGAACCTCGTGCCGCGCCCGTGGTGCGTGCCCGATGAGAAGGCCATCACCGCGTTCGTCAAGACGGCGGTCAAGGATGAGGGCATCGAAGTCGCGAAGAGGACCGTGCTCGACATCTTCGGCGCGAGTGTCAGCTTCGAGGTCGAGATGGTCACTGTCGTCAACGCCGACTGAGGAGGACTGCATGACGGCAACACTCACGGCGTCGCCCGGGGCACCGCCCCGAGTGCGGCGCTACACGCTGCACGAAGTCGCCGCCCTCGCCGGGAGCTGCTATGCGACCGCGTGGCGCGCGGCGCGGTCGGGCGAGCTGCAGGCCGAGCGCCGAGGCAAGCGCGGCCACTGGACCGTGACCGAGGAGGCCGCGAACGAGTGGGCCTTCCATCGCGGGAGCCACAGGTGACAGCGCCACGCTCAGCGGCTACTATGGGCCCGTCGCCCTCGCGCGACTGGATGCCCTCGGGCCCGCCGGGCCCCCGTGCTCGGCGGGCCTGACCATCTCTCGTGCTACCATCGGACGGTCAACCGACCGTTCGAGGGGAGGTGACATGGAACAGACCAAACAGGTCGCCTACACGCTCTTGCGCGTCTTCTTCGGGGCCCTCATCGGCTACGTCATCGCCGCCGGGCTCAACATCATCGACATGACCCCGCAGGACTGGAAGCTCGCCGCCGGGGCCGCCTTCGCGGCGGTCCTCGTCGCAGGTTTCCGCTTCCTCAACCCGAAGGACACGGTGTACGGCTTAGGCGCAGGTTCGGAGTGAAGGAAAGGGCACCCATGAACGACGAGTGCGACACGTTCGATACCGACGAGTACCTTGCCCGCTGGCGCGCGAGGCGTGAGGCCGAGAGGTCGCTGCGCCTCGCCCGGCGGGCCCAACGCAGACGCCTCTACGCGGGCGTCGTGACGATGACGTTCTTCGGCTTCGCCACGTTCTATCTCATCATCCACGTTCTCATCGCGGTCGTGAGGTAGACTCCGCAAGGCAACTCATCTACAGCGTCAGGAGGGCATCCATGACACCGCAAGCGAGGACCCGACCCCCGGCTGAGCCGGTCCCCGTCGGAGCCCACGACCCGGCTCTCAACATCGAGCAGCGGCTTCTGCTCGTGATGAGCGAGCTGGGTTACATCCAGAAGACCGGCATCACGGCGAAAGAGGCCGGGGGCTACTCGTTCGTCAAGCATGACGACGTCACGGCTGCCGTCAGGCCCCTACTCGTCAAGCACGGCGTACTGTGCTTGCCGAGCGTCCTCGACCATCAGCGCGACGGGAATCAGACGACCCTCATCGTCGAGGTCGCCTTCATCAACACCGCCAACCCGGAAGACAAGGCCGTCGTGCGCTCCGTCGGCTACGGCATCGACAAGCAGGACAGGGGCCCGGGCAAGGCGATGAGCTACGCGGTCAAGTACGCGCTGCTCAAGGCGTTCTCACTGGAGACCGGCGACGACGTTGAGGCGGCGGCCGTCGACCGCGACGCGCCCGCCCGAGGCCCCGCCCCCGCGAGCAACGGCGACCCCCACCACACGCCGGGCCGCGCGCCGCTGGCGCGCTTCTGGGCCGTCGCCCGGGGTCAGAAGGTGCCCGAAGAGGTCATCCGGGCATGGTTCGCGCGCAACCTCGGCGTCGAATCGACGAAGGACGCGAGCGACGAGCAGCTCGGCGAGGCGGCCAAGTGGGCGCAGGCCATCAACTCCCAACAGGCGAAGCTCGGCGAGGCCATGCAGGTGCTCGGCCTCGGGCCCCGCGAGGTCGTCGAGGAGGCCGGGCGCATGTTCGAGGTCAAGGGGCTCGGTGAGCTGACGCTGCCCGAGTGGGCGCAGCTCATCGGCTGGGCCGAGGCGAAGGCCAGCGCGACGCTCGACCAGACGGCCGCCGAGGAAGACCCCGGCACCGAGGCCGTCGACTATCCATTCACGAGCTAGGAGGAACCACAGATGAGGCAGTACACGCCAGTCAAGATGACCCCGAAGCGGGCCTGCGAACTGCTGGAGGCGAGCGCCCAGCAGAGGCCCGTCAGGGGGGGCCGTCGTCGAACGCTACGCCGACAAGATGGTGCGCGGCGTGTGGCTCGACAACGGCGAACCCATCGTCACCGACGAGGAGGCCAACATCCTCCAAGGGCAGCACCGCCTGTGGGCGGTCATCACCGCCGACGTCACGGTGCCCATGACCCTGCTGACCGGAGTCAAGCGCCGTGTCGGGCGCAACGGCTCGACGCTCGACCTGTACGAGACCTATGACCAAGGCAAACTGCGGAGCCTTTCGGACGTGGCCGACGATTGGGCCCGGGGGCGCAGCGACCGCGCCGCCGCCGCTCGCGCCATGCTCTACGGCGTGAAGCCGACCTACGGGGTCTACCACATCGCCTCGGACCTGCATGTGATGAAGCAGTTCCAGAACAAGTACCGCGAGCACATCGAGGCCGCCGAGCGGGCCCCCGCGAGGGCCCCGAAGCGCATCCGTCGGGCGGCCGTCACGGGCACTCTCGCCCGCATCCTGACCCACATGACCGAGGACGAAGTGGTCGACTTCTGCCAGCCGCTCCGCACGGGCGTCGCCACCGAGCAGCGCATGCAGCCCGCCGCGAAGCTGCGCGATTGGCTCATCTCGAACACGATGCCCGCAGGCGGCATCACCGGGCAGGCCCTCATCTCAAGCAAGGTCGAGGCGGCGATGCGCGCCTACCACAAGGGCCGCACGCTGGGCAGGCTGCTCCCCGTGAAGACGGAGCTGTATCCCATCGACGAAGACCAGACCTGAGGGGGTCACGATGTACGAAGTGAAGCTGGACGCGCCCTCTGGGGCGCTCATCGTCGGGCTCACGCCCGACGCCGCAGAGGCGGTCAAGTTGGCCGTCCTGCGGGCCCTGCTCGACGCCGGGACGGCGTGGGTCATGGAGCACGCGCCAGAGGGCGTGAGCCCCTCAGCACCCGCCCTCGCGATGGGTGAGACCGGCGAGGGCCCTACCGCCGCCACAGGGGCCTCTGGGCCCCGTGGTGGGGCTCGTTCACGCAAGACCCGCGCGGGGTTCCGCGTCGCCGGGGACGTCAAGGCGGCGTTGCCCGGCATCATGCCTCCAACGCGCGAGCACGCCATGGGCAGCGCCCGCCTGACGCGCCTCGTGAACGGCGGGCGCATGCTCCTCGACTATCCCGAGGTCAGCGCCTCCACCGTCGAGCGCGCCCTCGCCGCCCTGCGCGACGAGGGACTCGTCACCGCCGAGGCGGGCATCGCCGAAGGCATGGGTCCGCGTGCCCTCGGCTGGTATCTGACCGACGCGGGTGACGAGCTGACGCGGCCCATCGACCCTAGCAAGGTCGAGGCGTACGTGGACGACATTCGCAGGAACGGCTTCGCCGCCACCGTCGAGGCCGGGGTCGGCGTAGTGAACGGTTCGGTCTAGTGCTATCGTCGGGCGCATGGCCCGGGCTGGACTCGTCACCCATGAACAGCGGTAAGAAGGACCGCGAGGCCGCGCACCGACGCGCGACCGCGCTGGCGGCCGGGATGCCCTGCCTCTCGTGCGGGCGTCCCGCGCCGTCCATGCCCTGCCACTACCCGAGGCATCGCGGCATGGGAAGTGGCAACGCCGGGTGGGAGCCGACCGAATGGGTGCCGCTGTGCTTCAACTGCCACGAGGCCCTCGACGGCCGCCTCGGAGTCTCGAAGACCGCCCGCGCCCACCGGGCGACAGTCAACGAACGCCTCAAGTGGCATGCGCCGCTGTGGTGGTCGACGTTCAAGAGGGAGGGATGATGGCCGAACCGCACGTCCACTGTCAGCAGTGCTACCGCGAAATCGACCTCTACCGGCCGGGCAACCTCGGCGAGCCTATCGAGGTCTCGGTCCAGACCGGCGAGCAGCTTGTCCTTGCGCCGGGGCCGAAGGGGCCCGAGGTGCGCCCGCGCCGGGTACCGCTCTGCGACGCCTGCGTGGCGCGCATCAAGACCGCACAGACACTCATCATCCCGACCATCAGAGCCGTGAAGCAGGACAACGGGAAGGGGTGAAAGTCACCGTCGTTCGTGACCGCGACGGCTGGCCCGTCGAGATTCAGTACCGAGGAGGAACCGTGAGCACGCACACGCTGTACGGGGACGGCATACACCTTGTGACCGTCGACGAGGTGACGCGCAGCGTCACGCTACGCGACCTCAAGGAGGGCGGCCTGACGATGAGCGAGCGCGCCTTCGGCGAGGTCGTGTTGAGCTGGACGCGCTGGCGCGAGCGGCTCGCCGAGGGCATCCCCGAGCAGGTCGCCGAGCCGACCGGCATCGAGTCGGCCGAGGAGGCCGGGACGGTATGAAGCCCGAGGACGTGCTACGGGAACAGCGGCGTGCCGAGCGCACGAAGCTGGAGGACGCGCTGTGGTGGCAGATGGTCGCCGACTCCCTACCGTTGCCCGTCCGCGAGTACGGCTTCCACGCCAAGCGCAAGTGGCGCTTTGACTTCGCGTGGCCCGAGCGGCTGCTCGCCGTTGAAGTTGACGGTGGGGAGTGGGTACAGGGCCGTCACTGGCGGCCAAAGGGCGTGAGCGACGACCGTGAGAAGAGCCTCGCCGCCGACCGCCTCGGATGGGCGGTGCTGCACTTCACCGGCACGCAGGTCAAGAGCGGCAGCGCCCTGAAAGTCATCGCAGGGGCACTCGCTGGCGGCGTAGAGTAAACCGTCGAGGAGTAGGACGGCGGGCGGGCTGACGTAGGCCCGACCCGCCGCTGCGCTCCCCTCTCAAGGACACGCGGAAGGAGTCTACCACCATGGGGGCATCCCGAGACTGGCAGAAGGTCGACCCCGACCTGCGCTCTCACCCCGCCTTCGCCTACCTCGCGACTCTGCTCAGCCTCGGCCCGATGGAGGCCCACGGCCTGCTCGCGGGGCTTTGGGCGATGGCCTACAGGCAGGCCGAGGACGGCGACCTCACCCGGTTCAAGCCGGGGGCCATCGCCGCCGCCATCGGCTACGCTGGCAACGCTCGCGACATGGTCGCCGCGCTCGTCGAGGCAGGCTTTCTTGAACGCGACGGCGACGAGCGCCTACTCATCCACGACTGGTCATCGTGGGGCGGGGCGCTACACGAACATCGACAGAAGGAGCGGCTCTGGCAGGCCGCTGCAAGGGACCGACATCAGCCTGACGTCATGCCGACATCAACTCGTGTCAGCACGAGTCAACGTACAGTAAGAGTTAAGAGTAGACCTTTAACCATTGTCGATTCTGACGAATCGACGTCGTTCGCGAAGTTCTGGGGGGCCTACCCCAACAAGCAAGGCAAGGTCGTCGCCCTGCGGCGCTGGAAGGCGATGCGGACGGTCGACCGCGAGTGCGCCATCGAAGTCGCAAGTGCGATGGCAGCGGCGGTCGAGCATGGGCACCGCGAACGTGCCCTCTGCCCGCACGGCTCGACCTTCCTCAATCAACGGCGATGGGAAGAGTGGTTCGACGACGGCGTCATCGTACCGCCGCCCGGCTACGGCCCACCGGAGGCACCACCGACGACGAACCCGACGACCGAGGACCGACGCATCGCCTGCTACCTCTGCCACGGCGAGGTCTCACCCGACGAGATGGAGACTGCCCACTGGCACGAGGGCAAGGGCTGGCGGCACCGCGACTGTACGGAGGACTCATGAACCTGCTCGACGGCCTGCTGGCGATGTCGGTCGAGAACACCGCCCGCGCTATCGCTGTCGCCGTGGGGTATCAGAGGCTCTACGAGCAGGCCGCCGCCGAACGCGACACGCTACTGAAGACCGAGGAGGAACCATGAGCCCCTGTGAGCATCTCGGCAACATCATCATCTGCACGCCGACGCTCGACCGCCAGTGGGTCAGCGCGGGCGAGTGCCCCGACTGCAAGACGTGGACGCGCTTCATCAACTTCCTCTACGAATGGTACGGCGTCGACTCGACCTGCCTACGCTGTGGGCGAACGTGGAGCGACGGCGAGTGGATGCGGCTGGAGTTCGCGCGCTTCGCCCGCCGCGACCGCATCGCCAGCGCGAAGCGTGCGTGGCGGCGCAACCGGGGGCGACTGGCGAGGGAGCCCTACTGCGTGCAATGCGACGGTCGGCACAACCCGTACCTCTCGTCGCACCCCGGCCCCGAGGAGGGCGTGTACCGCGACGGTGTGAGGGTCGGGGCCCTGCCTGATGACTGACTGGCCCCACTTCGTGAGGCGGCGCGTCGTGCGCGGGAACCTCGCGTGGCTGCTCTGCGGCCACGGCTCCTACGTCGTCGAGTACGGAGGGGACATGGACGACCAGCCGATGCTGCCGCTCGGCCCCGAGGGCATGCGCATCCTGCGCGAACGGATGCCGAACCCGATGGTCTACAAGCACGGGCCGGGGCCTGAGGGGAAGCGGTGCAAGACCTGCCGCCACGTCGTGTCCATCAGGCCGGGGCAGAACCGCTATTGGAAGTGCGACCGACGCAGCTTGAGTCACTCTCAGACCTCAGACCACCGCCTGAAGTGGCCCGCCTGCCGACTCTATGAGGAGGAACCGTGACCGCAAAGAAGATGACCCAACACGAGACCCTGCTGGAGTGGCGCAACCTCGCCGGGCAAGAGAAGAAACGCGCCGACGATGCCGAGGCTGAGGTCGAGCGGCTGACCACGTTCACCGCAGCCTGCGTGGAGGCTGGTACGCAGAACCTCGCCCGCGCTGAGGAGGCCGAGGCCGAGACCGAGCGGGTGCGGAAGGCGGCCGATGCCGACATGAAGCGGCTCGTCAAGCACGGGGAGGAAGAGATAGACGGTGCGTGGGAGCTGCTCGCGGCGGCCATCGAGGCGAAGGACGACGCCGAGGGCATGGTCGTGACGCTGCGCGCCGACCTTGAGCGCGCCGAGGCCGAGAATCGCTACTGGCGCGACCATCGCTGGTGGGCGCGCCTGCTCTGGTGGAGGTGCCCGCGATGAAGCTCGACCGCGAAATCTCGTGGCGACACGGGGCAATCGTCTACTGCATCGCGACGCCCATCGTGACCCTGCTCCTGTGGCTGACGCGGGGCTACTGACCGTGGCCCCGGCGGGTGATATGAGCTGGAGCCCGAAGGAGCGGGCCTATGACCGCGACAAGGCGCGCGAGGCCGCCTATCTCGATTGGCGCTGGGGCCTCGGCGACGGCCTCTACTGCTTCAACATCGACATGGTCGAATGCGAGTACATCGACAACGTTCCGGTCGCCGTCGGCCTGACCGAGCTGACACAATGCGACACCGTGCTTGAAGCGCCCGGACTGCTGGACAAGACGTGGGCCCGGCTCGACCCCGACGGCGAGGGCCGCAGTCATACCTCGACGCGCGGCCAACGCGACCTCGCGCGCAAGCTCGACATCCCCGCCTTCGCCGTCGTCCATCAGGTCAACGGCGACCGCTTCGCCGTGCGCAGCCTGAAACACCCTGACCGCTGGCACCTGCTCGACGAGGCCCGTTACAAGCGCCTGCTCCATCGGATGCGCAGCCGAGAGGTGCTACCATGACCACGACCAGAGGAGGCCCGGTGCCCGCGAAGCTCAAGGTCGAGGTGTGGGACATCGCCCGGCCGCAGCCCTACCCGTCGAACGCGCGTGTCGTGCCCGACGAGGCGGTCAAGAAGGTCGCCGCCTCCATCCGTGCCTTCGGTTTCCGCAACCCCATCCTCGTCGACGCCGAGGACACCATCATCGCCGGGCACACGCGCCTGCTCGCCGCCGAGCGCCTCAAGCTCTCTGAGGTGCCGGTCATCGTCTGTGCCGACCTGCCGCCCGCGAAGGTGCGCGCCCTGCGCCTCGCCGACAACCGCACGGCACAGGAAACGACGTGGGAGTACGAGCGCCTCAACGTCGAGCTGGAAGACCTCGCCCGGCTCGGCCTCGACGTGTCGCTGACCGGGTTCGACCCCGACGAGCTGGCGGGTATCGGCTACTCGGGGGCCGACTACTCCGACCTCGACCGCGAGAGCGCCGGGCTGGCGGGCTCCGAGGAGGTCAACATCGTCATCACCGTGCCCGAACGCTACGAAGAGGCCGTCTGCGAGTGGCTCGCGAACGGCAACACCATCACCGGGCCCGGCATGGGCCTCGGGGTTCTGGCGCGATGCGGATTGCTCTCGTAGAGGCGACGCGCAAGCCGACCGACTACCCGGTCGCCCTGCTCAAGCTCGGTGCGTGGCGGCGCGAGTGCGGCGACGAGGTCGCGCTCTACCGCAAGGCGCTCCCGCAGGCGGGCGAGTTCGACGAGATATGGGTCAGCTCCGTGTTCACCTATGACACGCCCTACGCCGTCGGGCTCGTGACCGAGGCGAAGCGCCGCGCCCCCGTGGTCAAGGCGGGGGGCATCGCGCCCTCGCTGCTGCCGCATCACTTCGCCGGGGCCGGGGCCGAGGTGCACGTCGGGCTCGTGCCCGAGGCCGAAGACGTGACGCCCGCCTATGACCTCCTGCCCGAAGCGCCCGCCTACACGGTGACGCACGCTTCGCGCGGGTGCTGCCGGGCCTGCGGCTTCTGCATGGTCAGCCGTCTGGAGCCCGAATACAGGGACCGCGCACGCTGGCCGCTCGACCTTGTGCCCGGGGCGCGCGAGGTCATCTTCTATGACAACAACTGGCTGGCGAAGCCGCACGCGGCGCTCGCCCGCGACGTCGAGACCATCAAGCGCCTCGCCGCCGAAGGCAGCATCGTCAGCGTCGACTTCAATCAAGCCCTCGACGCGCGCCTGATGACGGAGAAACTCGCCGACCTGCTCGCCGACCTGCCGATACGCCCGGTGCGCTTCGCCTTCGACAACATGGCGACCGATGGCCACTATCAGCGCGCCGTGCGCTGGATGGCCGAGCGCGGGCACACGCAGTTCATGGCCCTCGTGCTCTACAACTATCTCGACACCCCGGCCGACTTCTACTACCGGCTCAGGCAGACGGTCGAGCTGTGCGCCGAGCTGCAGGTCAGCGTCGCGAGCTTCCCGATGCCGTATCAGCCCATCCTCGAAGTCGACTCGCGGCGCGCCTACGTCGGGCGCTACTGGACGCCGCAGCAGAAGCGGGGCTTTGGCGTCATTCGCTCGGCTCACTCGGGCGCGAGCGGCGGCATCACGCCGAAGTCGAAGAGCTTCATGGCGAACCTCGAAGAGTTCGAGTTCTGGTTCGGCGCGACGCCCGAGGAGTTCGTGCGCCGCATCAGCTATCCTCGGGTGAAGGAGTGGGCGCAGCGCAAGAAGGGCGAGCTGCGCCAGATGCGTCTGGAGGCTCGTGGGAGGGTGCTGGCGTGAGCGCAGGCAAGAAGGCGACCAAGTCATCGCAGGCCGTCATCGCGCAGCGTGTGGAGGACATCTATGGCCTCGTCGTCGACGGTCAGCCGCTTCGCGTGATTCGCGCCTATGCCCTTGAATGTGGCTGGACGGTGCACGACGCGACCTTGCGCAGCTACATGAAGCGTGCGACGCGGCTCATCAAGGAACGCTCTGAAGCGACCTGCGAGACCGTGCGCGAGACCGCCGTCGCCCGGCTGGAGCGGCTCTATGCACAGTCCGTCCAGCGCGGCGACCGGCGCACTGCGCTCGCGGTGCAGCAAGAGATAGCCCGCCTGCACGGGCTGAACGCGCCGACGAAGTCTGAAATCACCGGGGCGGGCGGCGCGCCGCTCATCACGACCGCCGAAGAGATGGCGCGGCGCTTCGAGCAGCTCGTCGAGGCGCAGGCCGCGCGCCTGAAGGCGACACCGAAACGGCCATGACGACCTGCGTTGCAGAACGGCCCGGCGAGGCCCTCGTGACGCGGCTTGCGGAGCTGCCCGACACCGAGCGTCGCGCCGTCATCGCGGCGATGACGACCGAGGAGAAAGGCCGCTACCTCTTCGCGTGGCGTGCGTGGGCCCGTCCGAGTCAGGTCGCGCCTCAGGGCGAGTGGCGGGTGTGGCTTCTGCGCAGCGGGCGTGGCTACGGCAAGACAAGGGCGGGGGCTGAATGGACACGCGAGCAGGTCGAGCAGCACGGGAAGATGCGCCTCGCGCTCGTGGCCCCGACGGCGGCCGACACGCGCGACACGATGGTCGAGGGCGAGAGTGGCATCCTCGCCGTCAGTCATCCCGACTTCCTCCCGGTCTACTACCCGTCCATGCGCCGCGTCGTGTGGCCGAACGGCGCGCAGGCTACCCTCTTCAGCGCCGACAAGCCCGACCGTCTGCGCGGCCCGCAGCACGAGGCCGCGTGGTGCGACGAGCTGGCGAGCTGGCGCTACCCTGAGGCGTGGGACATGCTGCTCTTCGGCCTGCGCCTCGGCGTCAACCCGCAGGCCGTGGTCACGACGACGCCGCGCCCGACGCGGCTCATCAAGGGGCTCATCGCGAAGGACTCGACGGTCGAGACCCGGGGCACGACCTACGAGAACGCGGCCAACCTCGCGCCCGAGTTCTTCGCCGACATCATCGCCGCCTACGAGGGCACGAACATGGGGCGGCAGGAAATCTACGGCGACATCATCGAGGACATCGCCGGGGCGCTGTGGACGCGCTCATGGCTCGACGAGGGCCGTGTCAGCGCGGCACCCGACCTCGCCCGGGTGGTAGTCGCCATCGACCCCGCCGTGACCTCAGAACCCGGCTCAGACGAGACCGGCATCGTGGTCGTGGGCTGCGACGCCGAGAACCCGTCGAACGGCTACGTCCTCGACGACCTCTCGGGGCGCTACAAGCCCGAGGAGTGGGCACGCATCGCCATCAACGCCTATCGCAAGCACAAGGCCGACCGCATCATCGGCGAGGCCAACAACGGCGGCGACCTCATCGAAAGCGTGCTGCGCACCGTCGACCCGACCATTGCCTACCGCAAGGTGCACGCGAGCCGGGGCAAGTACGTCCGCGCCGAGCCGGTGTCGACGCTCTACCAGAAGGGGCGCATGCACCACGTCGGCCTCTTCGGCCCGCTCGAAGACCAGATGTGCAACTTCACGCCCGACATAGACCGCCGCGTCATGGGCTCACCCGACCGCGTCGACGCGCTCGTGTGGGGGTGCTGGGCACTCATGGTGGGGCGGCGCGGCTTCGGCATCCCGGCGGCCATCGGCCGCAACGCCGCGTGATACTGTGACAGCGTCGACCGAGGAGGCAACGTGGCGGCCCTGAAGACGGACATCGAAAGGGCTTACGATGCCCTCGCTGAGAAGAAGGCACGGTACGACGTGCTCTTCGCCTACTACGATGGAAACCACCCGCTCGTCTACTCGACCGAACACCTCTCCGACCTCTTCCGCAAGATTGAGGCGAGGTGGGTGCAGAACTGGTGCAGCGTGGTCGTCGACTCGGCGCTGGAGCGGCTCACCTTCAAGGGCTTCGAGGTCGACAAGAGGGCGGGGGGCTCGGCGGCGGCGAGCGACAAGCTGACCGAGCTAGGCTCGGCGACGGACCTCGAAATCGAGTTCTACGATGCGCACAAGGACGCCCTCATCACGGGCGAGGGCTTCCTGCTCGCGTGGCCCGACGAGGAGGGCGGTTTCGACCTCTACGCGAACGACCCGCGCCTCGTGCATTGCTTCTACGAGACCGAGCGCCCGAAGGACATCGAGTTCGCGGCCAAGTGGTGGCGCGTCCCCGGCGCGACGCTGATGAACCTCTACTACCCAGACCGCATCGAGCATTGGATGGGGCCGAAGAACCCACGCTCGGGCAAGTCGTTCGTTCCGCGCGAGAAGGGCACCACCGACGACCGGGGTGAGGAGGTCGAGGCCGAGGCCAGCGAGGACAACCCGTATGGCCGCGTGCCCGTCTTCCACCTGCGCACCTCGCGGCGCGGCCCCGGCGGCGAGCTGCGCAAGCTCATCAGCGCGCAGGACGCGGTCAACAAGCTGCTCGCCGACATGATGGTCGCCTCCGAGTTCGGCAGCTTCCCGCAGCGGTACATCATCACCGAGCAGGACACCTCGAAGCTCAAGATTGGCCCCGGCCAGCTCTGGGCCTTCAGGCCCGCCGACGAAGGCGTGCAGCCGACGTCGGCCGGGACGTTCCCGCCCGTCGACGTCGACCAGTACCTCGGCGCGATGGACAAGCTGGCGTCCTCCATCGCCATCGTGTCGCGCACGCCAAAGCACTACTTCTTCGCGCAGGGCGGCGACCCCTCGGGCGAGGCGCTCATCGCGATGGAGGCTCCGCTCGTGAAGAAGTGCGAGCACTACAGCGAGCTGTTCGGTCAGGTGTGGCGCGAGCTGGGCGTCTTCATGCTGGAGGCGCTCGGCGTCAAGGTCGACCCCGGCGCGGTGAGCGCGACGTGGGACGCGATGCAGACGCAGCAGCCCATCTCGACGACGACCGCGCTGGTCAACTACGTCAAGGCGACCATGCCGCTCGTGACCGCCCTGCGTGAACTTGGCTGGGGGCCCGACGAGCTGCAACAGATGGAAGACGACAAGGCGAGCGAGCCCACGCCGCCGACCTTCACGTCAGCGATGCAGGGCTTCAACCAAGGTGTGCCGGGGGCGTACCCCTCGCCGCCGGGCCCGACCCCTTCACCGGCCGCGACCCCCGGCACGCCGCAGCCGAAAGGAGCCTGATGCCACTGCAGCCCTGCACTGAGAACGGCAAGCCCGGCTTCAAGTGGGGCGCAGGCGGGGCGTGCTACACCTACACGCCCGGCAACACGGCCAGCATGGCGCAGGCGAAGCGCAAGGCCATGGCGCAGGCCGTCGCGATGAGCTACTCGCAGAAGCGTGCGGGCAAGACTCCCGAGGTGCCGGTGTGAGCGACTTCGGCTGGGGGACGTGGACGTTCATCATCGTCATAGGCGTCTTCGTCTGGGGCAGCATCATCATCTCGTGGCTGCGCAAGTGACCTGTCTGCTCGTCATCATGTTGCTCGTCTGCCTCGGTCTCATCATCTTCCTGCTCTGGTAAGCGATGGCCCTGCCCGCCGTCGTCGAGACCGAGCGCGCGTGGCGCGCCGCGCTGGCCGCGCGCGAGGAGGCGGCGATGCAGGCGATGGCCGTGCGCTACGCCGAGTTCACCGAGCGCATGATGGCCGAGTTCGAGGCGCTCGCCGAGCAGGTGACGCGCATGGCCGCCGAGGGCGAGGTCGTGAGCATCGGCAAGGTCTACCAGCTCGAACGCTATCAGCGCATGGCCGCGCAGATGGACCGCGCCTATGCCGAGTTCCGACCCTACGCCGCCGAGGTCATCAGCGCCGAGCAGCGGTATCTGCTCGACGCTGGCATGGACAACGCGCGCGGCGAGCTGCGCGCCATCGGCGAGTCGAGCGTCATCGCCGACACCTTCGCGACCATGGTCGAGGGCTGGCCTGCCGGGGCGATTGACCAGATGGTCGGCCAAACGCAGGGGGGGCCGCTTGCCGAGCTGCTCGCCGGGGCGACCACCGACGCCGAGGCCGACGTCGGGCGCTCGCTGGTCGAAGGCGTCGCGCTGGGGAAGAACCCGAGCGTCGTCGCCCGGGAGATGGCCGACAGGTTCGGGCTCCCACTGGCGCGTGCCAACTGCATCGCGCGCACCGAGATGCTGAGCGCCTTCCGCTCCTCGACGCTGGAGGGCTACCGGCAGGCCGGGGTCGAGCAGTACCAACGCCTGAGCGCGCAGGACAGCGTGGTCTGCGAGGGCTGCGCGGCGGCCGAGGGCGGGCTCTACTGGACGAATGAAGACTTCGAGGACCATCCCAACTGCCGCTGCTCGTGCATCCCCTACTACCCCGGCGCGGTGCAGTTCCCCATGGGCGAGGATTGGTTCAACACGCTCGACGAGGGCGACCAGCGACAGATTCTCGGCCCGACGAAGTTCGATATGTGGAAGAACGGCGAGGTCAAGTTCGACCAGTTCGCGACGCGCACCGGGAACGCGACATGGGGCGGGGCCATCGGCCCAACGTCCGTGCGCGACCTGCGCGCAGGCGGGGGCGGGCTCCCACAGCTCAGAGCGCCGACGACACCGCCCGCCCTACCGGGCGGCGTCATGGGCTCGCAGGTCGCGAGCGGCCTACCGCTGCCGGGCGGTGGAATCACGGACGCCGAGATGTAGCTCGTCGCCGCCGAGCTGGACGTCGGGAGCTACGCCGGGAGCGGTTCGCTGCGCGGGCTGGTCGGCGACGATGGCACGCTCGACGCGGCGCGCGAGGCCCTGCACCGCGAGTGGCTCGGGCGCGCGGTGCCCGACTTCCTCGAAGCGCAGGAGAGGCCGCTCTGTCAGCGCCTCGGCGGGGGCTCGGCCTCGGGCAAGTCGACGATGCGCGGCAGCGGCAAGGTCGACATCATGGAACGCCGCACGGCGGCACAGATTGACGCCGACGAGTTCAAGGCGATGACCGAGGAGTACAAGCTGCTCAGCTCGGCGAACGACCCGCTCGCTGCCTCGTTCGTGCATCAGGAGTCCTCCTACCTCGCCCGGGCGGCCGAGATAATCGCCCGCAACCGGCGGGTCAACATCGTCACCGACGGCACGAACGACGGCAGCCTCGCCCGCTGCATCAAGCAAATCGAGGCCCTGCGCGCCGACGGCTACCGCGTCGAGGGGTTCTTCAACACGGTGCCGCTCGACACGGCACTCGAATGGGCGGCGAAGCGCGCCGCCGAGGAGGGCCGTACCGTGCTGGAAGAGGTCATCCGAGCGAACCACGCCGCCGTGTCGGCGAACTTCGAGGAGTTGGCCCCGTACTTTGACCGCCTCTTCCTCTTCGACAACTATGCCGGGGGCGAGGGCGTGTCGCTGCTCATCGCGAGCTGTGAGCGCGACGCCCTCATCGACATCATCCGGGCCGACCTCTACGATGCCTTCCTGCGCAAGAGTTCCGAGGTCGCCGCGCGCCTCGACGCGCTGCGCACCATCGAAGCGGCTGGGCGCAAGCTGGCGGCCGACGGCTTTGGGGCCGTGCGGTACGACAACCTGACCACGATGACGCCGGGCCCGGGCGGCGAGCTGGAGTCTGCCTTCGTGACCGACTTCAAGCTCTCCGACAAGCTCCACGACGTCACGACCTACCCGAACGAGGGCACGGCGCAGGCGGCGAAGCGCGAAGTGATGATGAACCTCGACGGGCGGCTCGCCGGGAACGCCGATTGGGAGAACTACGTCGCCCGGCGCGCGGGCTACGAAGGCCGAGCCGACTACCTGCAGAGCTTCCAGACCGCCTATGACATGACGCCCGCACAGGCCGAGGAATCTCTGCGCTCAATCTCGCAGACCGAGGTCAGCCGACTCGTGCAGGAGTGGGCGCACACGAGCGCCGACTCGAATCCTGTCTCGCTCGCCATGCAGCTCGCGGCGCGCGACGAGTTCGGTCTCGTCGACGCCGTGCTCGACCATCTCGACAAGGCCATCCTCGACGACATCGCGCAGTACGGCACGGGCGACCTGCTCGCGCAGTCGCGCATGCCCGCCTATCAGGCTTTCCTCCGGGCGCAGTACGACGTCACGCAGGACTACCTCAAGGCGACCAACGTCGACGAGGTCGTACTCTACCGGGGGGCCGTGCTCCCGGGCGACATCTACAGCGCCGAGGCGCAGGAGGCCGCGAGCATGCTCTGGAACGGCACCCTGCTGGACGTCGAGCTACAACCGCTGTCCTCGTTCTCAATCGACATGCAGACGGCTTTCAAGTTCGCCGACCACGGGGCGGGCGACGCGAGCACGGTCATGGTCGTGCGCGTCCCGGCCGACCGCATCCTCTCGACCTGCCGCACGGGCTACGGCTGTCTGCAGGAGGGCGAGTTCGTCATCCTCGGCACCGAGTTCGAGGCCCCGGTCGCGTTCAAGCTGAGCGGCTCGTTCGGCGTCGTCGTGCCGCCGGGCATGAACACGGCCTCGGTCGACACCGCGAACCGCGCGTGGCTCTACTCGGGCGAGTTCGCCAAGTGGGTCGCGAGCCTCGGGGTACAATGAAAGCCCGACCCCAGTTAGGAGGAACCGCCTGATGGTCAACTTCGATGCCGACCTGCAGAATGCCGACTGGACGAAGCAGACCCCCGACCTGCTGATGACGGGGCCCGAGCTGCGTGCCTTCCTCAAGGCGAGCGGCTCGACGGTCGCCGCCTTCAAGCGCCTCCCGGTCTACCAGCTCAACCGGGCGCACTTTGACCGCCTCCTCGCCGGGGGCGCGCCATGACCGTCGACGGGGCCCGCGCGGCGCAGCTCGCGGTGCTCGTCATGCTCGGCGAGCCGAAGCCCGCCGACCTCACGCCCGAGGAAGTCGAGAGCTGGCAGCGCCTCGTCGCGCAGGCCGCCGAGGCGCGCTCTCGCGGCCTCATCGTCGAGATTCTCGACTGACACATAGACCCCCACCCGGCAAGGCCCCACCACGGCGCTGTGAGCCCTCTGTGGCGCACGCCACGACTGGCGAGTCCAACCCCACGCGGCCCTCTCTGTTTGACCCCTGAGGCCCTGTGCTATCATCGAAGCCGCCACGGGTGAGATGCCCTGCCGCCGAGGAGGATGAGCGATGACCGACGAGTCTGCTGAGACCCCGCCGCAGGACGGCGCGGGCGAGGCCCCACCGAGCGACGACAAGTACACGCCGCCGCCGGGCACCCCCGAAGACTTCGCCGAGTGGCTCAAGGCGCGACCCGAAGCGGAGCGGGCCGCCTACGATGCCCACACGCGCAGCCTGCAATCCGGTCTCGAACGCGAACGCACCACGAACAGGACTCTGCGGCAAGAGATGAAGACCATCGCCTCCCAAGCATC